GGAACTCAGGTCGCGGTTTGGCTGCCGCCCTGCGAGCGCCCCCAATGTAGAATTGGGCGCCAGGGTGGCCAGGGAGATCTTGAAGGCTGCTGGGGCCAGAAGGTCAGATAATTATTATCTGGCCCAGCAAGCAGTCAAGTTCTTCTTGACTCCAACCCTCCTGGATGTGGTGTTCAGCACACCCATCCGGGATTTTTACTAGGGGACGTCATAGCTAGGGAGGGGGTATGCACCAAGGTTCTACCCAAAATTCTTTCCCCCTCCCTATCTATCAGGCCGTCTGCACGTCCCCGGCCTGTTCAAAGGGTGTCTTACCAGATTGACGCGGTAAGGCCCCTAGCTGACTACGGAGTTCACAACAACTCCTTGGTGAATCTCGTTAGAGGGATTAACGAGAGGGTGTTCTACACAGACTGCAATGGTACCAAGCCCCTGCAGCCCGTTGATGGTGGCTTCGACAATATCTCCATCCAGGACCTGAAGACATTCAAGGTCAACCCCTGGACTATGGAGCAAGTCGTAGAGTCATACAGCGGTAGGCAAAGGTTGCGCTATGAGCAAGCCATGCAGTCTGTTTATGAACGGCCTCTAGAACGAAGGGATGCGAGAGTTTCGACTTTCATAAAGGCGGAGAAGATCAACTTTTCCGCCAAGCCTGACCCAGCTCCCCGAGTCATTCAACCCCGAGATCCCAGGTTCAATGTGGTGTTCGCGAAATATATTAAACCACTTGAACCAATGTTGTATAAGATGTTGGGGCGACTGTACAAACAGCCCTGCGTTGCCAAGGGTTTCAACGCCTTCCAGACTGGAGAGATTCTCCGAAATAAATGGAACCTTTTTAAGGCCCCAGTCTGTGTTGGCTTAGATGCCTCCAGGTTTGACCAGCACGTCAGCCAAGATGCCCTCCGGTTCACCCACTCAGTGTACAAAAAGTTTATCTCAAACGCTGAATTTGTGGGTCTACTGGACCAAATGTATGTTAACAGGGGCCTTGGTACATGTAAGAACGGCTGCGTCAAGTATAAGGTTAAAGGTTGCAGAATGAGCGGTGATATGGATACCGCCCTGGGCAATTGTGTCCTCATGGTCTTAATGACCCGCAACTTGTGCGTGGAGTTAAACATCCCGCATGAATTGATGGACAATGGCGATGATTGTGTCGTCATGTTTGAGAAGGAACACTTGCAAAGGTTCAATGCTGCCGTTAAACCCTACTTTGCGCGGTTGGGTTTCACCATGAAGGTGGAGCCCCCAGTTTATAGGTTTGAAAAGATAGAGTTTTGCCAGACCCAGCCCATCTATGATGGCACCCAATGGAGAATGGTCAGGCAACTCCCCGCGCTCAGCAAGGATCTGAGTAGCGTGATAAACTGGGAACAACTTACAGCCTGGTGGTATGCAATTGGCAATTGCGGTTTAAGCTTAGCGGGGGGAATCCCGATATACAACGAGTTCTACAGATGGCTATGCCGGATAGGAAAGGCCAATTCCAAGGTAACTGACCACCCATTATACAGGTGTGGTATGGTTAACCTATCCAAAGGCATGGATGCCAGAGACAAACCCATCACAACAGAGGGGCGGTTGAGCTTTGCTAGTGCATTTGGCATTAGTCCGGCCATGCAGGAGGCTATCGAGGGAGTGTATAAAACTCTCGGAGCCCCAGGCAAAATCGTCCCGGGGGTTTGTCCCAAGAGGGG